CTTGATGAAATGTCTAAGGCATGTATTGCAGGTGACATTCGTGCTATGATTGTTACAGGTCCTGCAGGTATCGGTAAGTCACACGGTGTGTCATTGCAAATGGAAAAAGCAAGCTTGTTCGATCAAGTTGCAGGTAAGAAAGCACGTTTTGAGATTGTCAAAGGTGCTATGTCAGGTATCGGCTTGTTCGCTAAGTTGTACAAATTTAGTGATGCTAAAAACGTTCTCGTTTTTGATGACTGTGATATCTGGGAAGATCAAGACGCTATCAACGTACTGAAAGGTGCGTTGGATTCAGGTAAGACTCGCCGTATCTCTTGGAACAAAGATTCACGTATCTTGCGTGAAGAAGGTATCCCTAACTCGTTTAACTTTAACGGTTCTATCATCTTCATTACTAACAAGACTTTCGATAACAAGAAGGCTTCTAAGATGCAACCTCACTTGGATGCTTTGCAGTCTCGTTGTCACTTTCTGGACCTGACAGTTGATACTGAGCGTGACAAAATGTTGCGTATCAAGCAAGTTCACCGCGATGCCGATGGTGGTTTGTTTGCTGACTATGATTTCACTCAGGAACAAACTGATGAAATTATGTCTTTCATTGATGCTAACTGCAACAAATTGCGTGAAGTGTCTTTGCGTATGTGTTTGAAGGTTGCTGACTTGGTTAAGATTTCTGCTAACTGGCGTGAACTTGCTAAGGCAACTTGCATGAAAGGTTAACCCCTGCAGTGTGCGTAGAGGCAATGTCAATAAGTCCTCTTCGATAATATTCCTTTAATCTTTGGGGACTTTGGTTCCCTTTTTTTGCCTTTGTACTTGATTAAACATATCGCATTATCTATAATAAGAGAATGATATCGGTAACAACAAAAGAACATTTAATATATTTTATGCAATGCGGAGTCATGAGATTGAGTACTTATGACCTAAAGTTCATTCAAAATCTTCATTGGCTTGCTGTACAAAATCACACTATTACCACTAATCAAGTTGCATTGGTTAACAAGCTAATAGACAAATATAAAAAACAATTACATAAACAAGGTATAAAAGAGAACCAACTAGAAAGTCTTGATTGGGAATCTACTATTATAAACAGCGATCCAAAATTTACGGAAGCATATGTAACTATAATTGATAATATAATTACATTCAAAAGTCCATTCAATAAAAAATTTATAGACAACTTCCGCAAAATCGAACAGAACACTTTTGTCTGGATTAAAGATAAAAAAATTTATGAGTCGCCCTACAGTACTGAGGCATTAAAATCACTATTGGTAGTAGCCCATTCTCATTATTCGATTGTCAATTATTGTCCAATAGTGTCTCTATTGTTAAATAGATTAGAACAGTATAGTGCAAAGTACTGGAATCCTACATTAATAAAATGCAATGATAGTTACATAATTGCAGGCATAAATGACAAAGTGTATACTGCACTTAAAGAAATGCAATTAACCAATGATCCATATTGTATTGCAATATTGGCCTCATATGGGGTATACATTGATAAAGATATTATTGGTGATGACCCTTTAATGGAATTTGCATCATCATTCATAGCCGAAGTGGACTACAAAGATGTTGATAATGTAGTACAATATTTGTTAGCAATAAAGTGCGATTCAGTCACTATTACAAATACAACGGGAATGCTATTGCAATATAGAAAAATTTTAACCGAAAAAATAAAAGGCTCCGGCATACATTTGGATGAGAAATACGATATGGTATTAGAAGAACGGTTAAAGGACAAAACAGTTCCGGTTGCGATTTCACTATCCAGTAACATCAATGATACTCCGTCTAATTTTAAAAAAATTGTAAAAATGCGCAACTCACTACCAGTGAAAATTAAATGAAACAATGTAAACTAATAATCCGTGACGAGGTCAATGTCAAAATAGAAGGACTAGAATTAGCAGAGCGTAAAGCACTGATGAAACTATTCGAGTTCGATGTGCCAGGTGCTAGGTATTTGCCGAGTGTCCGATTAGGCAGATGGAATGGTAAGACTAGTTATTTTAGCCTAGGTGGTAGCACATACATTAACTTGTTACCAGAAATTCTTCCTGTGCTAGATAGAGCAGGATATGACATTGACCTGGATGATACTCGTGATTACAAAACTACGTTTGCCTTTACAGAAGTAACAGAAGATACTTTCAAGCATAAAGTTTGGCCCTCTAAGCATCCAATGGCAGGTCAACCTGTTGTGTTGCGTGACTATCAGATTGAAATCATTAATAACTATCTTAAGAATCCACAAGCACTGCAAGAAATTGCTACAGGTGCCGGCAAGACTCTAATCACTGCGGCTTTAAGTGCGAGTATTGAACAATACGGCCGTTCAATCGTCATCGTACCTAATACTAGTCTTGTCACACAAACAGAAGCTGACTATGTTAATCTTGGACTTGATGTAGGAGTGTACTATGGTGGTAGAAAAGAATATGACAAGACACATACTATCTGTACATGGCAAAGTCTTGGTAACATGCTAAAGAAAACAAAAGCAAATGAAGCAGAAGTACCGTTTGAAGATTTTATTAACGATGTGGTATGTGTCATCGTTGATGAAGTTCACCAAGCAAAAGCTGATGTATTGAAAACATTACTAACCGGAGTAATGAGTCAAGTACCTATTCGTTGGGGACTAACAGGAACTATACCTAAAGCTAAGATAGAATCGTTGTCATTAACAATTAGCTTGGGACCAGTTATAGGTTCATTAGCCGCTAGCACATTACAAGAAATGGGGGTGTTGTCACAATGTCATGTCAACATTATTCAACTTCAAGATGGTATGGAGTTTACTAACTATCAAAGCGAACTTAAATTCTTAACTAGTGACGATAAAAGAATGTCCAAGATTGCTGAATTAGCAAGTACAGTTAAAGACGCAGGCAATACATTGATTCTTGTTGATAGAATTGAAGCAGGGCAATTATTACATCTCAAGTTAGAAGAATTAGGTGTGGCAGAAGACAATGTAGTGTTTGTGTCAGGTGGTACTAAAGGTACAACCCGCACAGAACACTATGATGACATTGCCACTGCTACTAACAAAATCATCATTGCTACATACGGTGTTGCGGCAGTTGGAATTAACATTCCCCGTATCTTTAATGTCATGTTACTTGAGCCGGGCAAGAGTTTTGTAAGAGTGATCCAATCAATCGGTCGTGGTATTCGTAAGGCAGAAGACAAAGATTTTGTACAAATTTGGGATATTACTAGTTCATGCAAATTTGCAAAACGACATTTAACACAAAGGAAAGCATTTTACAAAGATGCATCCTACCCGTTTGATGTTGAAAAACTAAAATATAAGTGATATAATATAAACATGAGAATTCTTACCCTTGACAATTGTTTCTATAATTTAGAAACCTTACCAGATGAGATCGATGACCTTCGCTTTGCAATACTAGACAATAGTAACCCCAACAATGTAGATTATCATTACATCCCACTAATCTTCTTAGAATCATTCAGTGCGCCAGCATTAGTGTTAAAAGTAGGAAATACTACGATTAAGATGCCAGTGGATTGGCAAATACTGATTGGAGAAAAAGAGCACGGTGATTTAGAAATATTGCCGTTAACAAGTATCAATGATCGAGGATTCAGTGCGTTTGAATTTAATCCATTGACTAGTTTTAGCCCATCATTTGTTCCGATTGAAATTGTAGATATCTATCACGATGTAACTTGGTATGCTCCCCGTCTAAAAAATGGTCAATTTTTATGTGTGCCTATTGATGACGGTGTTAAACCAAGATGTGTTTACTTTGTAAAAGAAGTTAGTAGAAACTGCGAAATTGTAGATTACTCACAGGCGTTCTAATGGCAACTAAAAAACCTCAACTTGCAAAAGATGAAAAGTTTGAGAATGTAGACGTAGATTTATTTTCGGTGTTAAACGCATTAGATAATAAAGACTATGGATTCTATGACAAACTTACGGCTGAACAAAAAAAGAAAATTGTACCTTTTATGCTAACTCATTGGATGAGTGCAATCAAAGGTAGTGAAGGTCTTTCTCGTTACTACGTGATGAGTGTTAATGAATATGCAAACAAGCATTTGTTTTCAGAGTTTGTACAAAAACATCCCAAGCTTCAATGGATGATGTTGTGTAGTGCAAGTCCAGGTGTTGGCAAACAATTTCATCAATGGATTCCACATATCAGAGAAAAAGTTATCAAGTATAAAGAGGCAGCGACTCTTAAAGAAATCAAAGAATATTATACAAAGATTTATCCTAAAGCCGATAATGAGAGTTTAACAGAGGTGTCTAAAGCATACGTAACAGAACAAAAAAGAAAATTGTATTTAGGACAAGTTTATCCCAACATGAAGACTTCGGATCTCGAAGTTTTAAATCAAGTAGTCACAGATGAAGATATTGAACAGTACGAAAGAGATAGAGGAAATCTCTAAACCAAAATACGGTTGTGAGTTTTGCGGCCGTAATTTCCTACGTGAATCAACGGTAGTCAAACACATTTGCGAATACAAACATCGCTGGTTAGAAAAAGATCGGTTAAGTAACAGACTAGGATTTCAATCATGGCTTGAGTTCTATAAAAAAAATAGCGCAAGTAAGAAGCAAAAGACGTATGAAGAATTCATTAAGAGTGCATACTATACAGCCTTTGCAAAATTTGGTTCTTATTGTGTAGATATCAATGCATTAAATGTCAGTAGATTCGCAGATTGGTTAGTAAAGAATCAAATCAAAATTGACACATGGACTACTGATAGTATCTATACAAGATATCTAATTGAATACTTGCGAACAGAAGATCCATTAGATGCAATTCATCGAAGTGTCGAAACGACTATTGAATTAGCAACAAAAGAAACAATTCAAGGTAAAGACTATCTTAGGTATGGTAATGTAAACAGAATTTGTTTAGAAATTACTAGAGGTAGAATAAGTCCTTGGATGCTATATCAAAGTAATAGTGGTGTGAAGTTCTTAGATAGTTTAAATGAATCACACGTGAAGATGGTTATTGATTATATCAATCCAGAGTTATGGAAGATTAAGTTCAATCGTGAACCAGAGAATGTAAAACAGGTTAAGGAACTATTGAATGCCGGCGGGTACTAAGATTTGTATTCCTTGGACAAGGAATGATTGGAACATAGCATGTGCCTGGGCTATGGAACAATACGGTTTGCCTGATGAAAGATTTACTACCCGCCCCGGTCATGAAGGCATGTATTTCTATTTTAAGGATAAGCGTGACGCTGTTCATTTTGAATTAAGATGGGGATAAAAAGTGGTTATGAAAGTTTCTATCGTAGTTAAGAGTGCAATGGAAATCAGCCATATGTTAGACGAGTTAAAAAAACACAATCTACGCAATGACGTAGATTTTACCTTTGCGTACTTTCCTCAAACAGTTAATGACAAATGGGAAATTACACAGGAAAAGTGTGTAGTGTTTGATTTTGTAGATGAGAAAAATGCCACATGGTTCTCCCTGATAATATAAGATATCATTGGTATGATTGGGAAAAGGGATACGATAACACCTGTGTGGGTTGGCATGAGCATATTGTTCATACTGAATCTGAAGAAACTCAGACAGATATAGTGCTTTGGTTATATAGAAACATCGGAAAACCTGAACGACATTGCCGTTGGGTTAGATTTCATACTGAGTTTCGTGTAAAATTCAGACATGAGCGTGACTATTTGTTATTTGCATTGAGTTGGTAATGATAACTATTCCAGTACGTGACTTTACAAATGATCATGAAGTTTGGATCACAAAGAATGTGGGTCCTAGAATGCATTGGCTACATAGTAGTAGAGGTGGCCAAGGCTGGATAGCAAAGAGAAACGGCCCCGAATGGACTCTAACATTTGAAGATGATAGATATGCAACATTATTTGGATTGATGTTTTCAGAGGTAATAGCATGATTAAAGATTTAGAACAAGAACTAGCAGAAAAGTTGAGCAACGAAATGGCAAAAGAAATTGACTGGGAGCTTATGGTAGCTATGATGATATCAGTAGGCTGGATTAAAGTATCCATACCTAATTCATGGTCAGATATGACAGCATCTTTCTCACGTGAAATTAAAGAATGGTGTAAAGAGAATGTCAAGGGTCACTATAATAATAGAGGTCGAGTGTGGGTGTTTGAAAAAGCAAAAGATGCTGAATGGTTTATGTTGAGGTGGTCATGAGTTTTAAGGTAAAAAAATTTGATGCACAAGGTGTTACTTATATGGTAGACTGGCCACAAACAACAGAGATGATTAAGCACATCAAGAAAACAGATTTGTTTCAAATTATGTTTAGGACTGTACGTAGTGACCATGCCGGACTTGCTATCAAATTAAATAATCATGAGTATGATATCATGTGGGTTAATAGTGATGTATGGTTCAATAAAAAGAACTACACAGAGTATGTACGGGACATGTATGAGATTGTTGGCTTGACATTTAAGAACGAAACAGAAGCAGACCGTTGCGCTGAAGTTATGAACAAAGAATTAATGTGGAGAATACTCGATGGCAATTACACCGTTTGATACTCTATCACCCTATATAGAAATTGTTGAATATGAATGTGTGAATGAACGTGACTCGGGTAAAGTTATCTTTCGATGTTCTGGTGACCCTGCGACCGTTATTAAATGGTGCCGCAAAAACTTTGGCAATAGAGGAGATGGATGGGACTTTTCGGGTTCTGCTAAGGCTGTAGATATTACAATATGGTCTAGCAAACTGATAACTATGTATGAATTATGGCAGAACTAACAAACGGACAGGGATATGATGTAGCTATCAGTTATATCCCGGAGAAACTAATTGATGCAGTGGTAGCGAAACTCAATACTATACAACCAGTACGAGCAAGTAGTGCTAACAAACAATACGCAGAGCGTGAACAAATCAAAGACTTACCTGATATCAGTGTCTGGTGGAGTCAAATGGTTATGGACTGGCCTGAAGTCATAGAAATTGAAGCTATGGTCAGTGAATTGATTAAGCCACAACTACCACTAGCTGAATGGTATGCTAGTGATATCGTAGTTATTGAAGGGCATAGTAATTGGGTCAATCCCCATGTAGACACACCGCATCGTTTTAAGAAATATAACTATGACAAACGACTATTAGGTGTGCAGGCAATCGTGTCATTGTTTGACTTAGATAAGTCAAGAGGTGTTACTGGTATAGTTCCCGAAAGTCAGAAACAGGATCACAATATCAATTTGTGTTATCAGGGCTTTTACAATTCAATGTTTCTGAAAAAGTGTGTTCAACCTACATTACCCAAAGGCAGTGTTCTATATTACAATTGTAGACTGTTGCACTCTAGTATGCCCAATCCACAAGACCAATCTCGCCAAGCTCTATTGATTAATTACCTAGATAGTAGTATAATTAATGATATCCGAACTATGGATAATATTTGGGAAAGCAATAAAGATGGCAAATGATATAATGATCGACATTGAAAGTTTGGATACAAGTCCAAACTGCGTGATATTGACAATTGGTGCAGTTAGGTTCGATCCTAAAGGTATGGGAGTAATTGAAAAACTTGAATTACGTCCGATGATTGAAGAACAGACAGAAAAATTTAACAGGGTGATTAATGAAGACACGTTACGGTGGTGGAGTACACAAAGCGAAGACGCTATGGAAGAAGCAATGGGCGATAGAGACAGGATCTCATTTAAAGACTGTATGGAACAACTTTACAAGTTCTGTTGGAATCGCCGCGCTGTGTGGAGTAACGGTGCTAGCTTTGACGTTGTGGCAATGGAATCAGCTTGGCGTAACTTGGACATCCGTATTCCGTGGCCTTATTATACAGTCCGAGACACACGAACTCTATATGAAATTGCAGGAGTCAGTCTTAAAGACAAGAAGTACGGAACATCAACCACTCACAAAGCAGTAGAAGATGCTGAACATCAAGCTATCGTTGTACAAGATGCGTACAGAAATTTAATTAAAGCAGGGCTTGTCAAATGATGACGATGTTACCTGGACTAAAGATAATCAAACATACCAAGCACGGTGATGCAAGGGGAAGCTTCTATGAAACATGGAAGATGCCTGACGATATGCGCGGAACATTCAGACAATTGAATACTGCTACTTCTACTAAAAATGTGTTGCGTGGTATGCACAAACAGAATCAATACAAATGTGTTATGCCAGTCTTTGGCAGAATCTTTGATGTAGCAGTAAACCCCGAGACAGGTGAATGGTTCGGTATTGAATTAGACGACTCAACTGGTTTGCTAATTCCACCTCAGTATGCACATGGATACTTAGTTTTATCTGAGACTGCAATTGTGCAATACATAGTAGATGCACCTTACAACAAAGCAGAAGAAGAAAACTTCAAATGGAATCAATACAACATTGAATGGCCAATTAACAGTACACCCGTACTATCGGAGAAAGACTCATGAAAATAGGATTTAATTGCAGTAGCTTTGACTTGCTACATGCCGGGCATGTGACTATGCTCAAAATGGAAAAAGAATTATGCGACTACTTAGTTGTTGCACTACAAATCGATCCAACAATCGACAGACCGGGCATTAAGAATAAACCAATTCAAAGTGCATATGAACGATATATTCAGTTACAGGCATGTAAGTATGTAGATGAAATTCTTATCTATGAGACCGAATATGATCTTATGCAACTGCTCATGACTCAAACTATTCACATTCGGTTCTTGAGTGATGAATACTTAAACAGGGACTTTACGGGTAAGCAGTGGTGCATGAACAATGGAGTTGAGTTGCATTATCACAAGCGTCAACATAATTATAGCTCAAGTGAACTTAGGGCTAGAACTGCTAGATTAGAACGACTAAAGGGAGTAGAATCAATTGACGAGGAGCCTCCTCAATACTCACCCGATCTAGTAAAGAAGCTCCCATGAAATTCAAAAGTGACATTGACATTGACTTTGGTGACAGAGAAAAAGTATTATCTGTAATCGAATACACCCCGGCTGCAATGCGTAAAGTTAGCCCTATGCGCAAACATGCAACGGGAGTACATGTCACTGAAGTTCCGTATGATCCGATATATGACATGGCAAGCATTGATTATTCAGAGGCAGAAAAGCGTGGCTATTTTAAGTTAGACTTATTGAACGTGCATGTATATAATCAAGTGCGTGATGAAAACCACTTGATTGAGTTAATGCGAGAACCAGAATGGTACAGACTGAAGAACAAAGATTTTGTTGAGAAGCTGATTCACTTAGGTAATCAGTATAATGCATTAAGGTCAATGCCGGAGCCTATTGACAGTATTCCTAGATTAGCTATGTTTTTAGCTATTATTAGACCGGGAAAAAAGCATTTGCAGGGAAAGACTTGGAAAGAAGTTGCTAAAACTGTATGGGATAAAGGTAACGATGGCTATACATTTAAGAAATCACATGCTATAGCGTATGCACATTTAGTGGTAGTACATATGAACCTATTAGAAGAAACTATTATAATCGTTTAACTAGTGTAATACTGCGTCTTTTTGATCTACGTTTGTGTAACTCATTCATACTAGTGATCGGGCCATGTACTACTGTTAAACTTTTATTTGTAAATGTTCTAAGATAGTACTTAAACGGCGCCCAATCTTCTTTTAAAAACAGGTTTATGGGGATAAGTCTATTACTTTCCCACCACCATATATCTCCTAACTCTAAAAACCTAGCTCTGGCCTCTGATTCTACGATAGCTCCGTAATCGTATATCGTTGTAACCACATCATCCCTATTTTGTATTATTCCTACATAGTCTTGACTAGCGTATGAACATACTGTTATGAATGGGTGATTTTCGCTAAGTTTCTTAAAAAACTCGTTTTGTATCATTAATTTATATCACAATATTGTTTATTTAATCTTGGGCACCCAAAGATAATAATTTAATATTTAGGAGCTAAATAGTACAAAGGACCAAGTTTGTGTACTCAACCCCAGTTTTCATTTATACCCAACGACAGATTGTTGTACTGCTTTCCGGTTACTCAGCAAGGAGATACATGCCAGTTTACGCAAAACCACTAACATTGCATAAGGGAGTTGATAATCAAATTCAATTCCAGTTCCTGAACCAGGAACAGAAACCTGTGAACATCACAGGTAAAGAAATAACCTGTAGGATTATTAGCTATGATGGTTCAGCAGTGTTGCTACGCAAAGCACTAACTATACAGTTTGGTGCCACCGGCATTGCTGCCTTCATAGTAAATGCGGCAGATATAGAAGACATTGCCGCACAAAAAGCATATTACTCATTAGAAATACCGGTCGGTGAATTTGACTATCCAGTGTTTGTTGATCAAAATGCAGGCGCCCGTGGGGATATGAACATCGTTAATTCCGTACTACCAGCATTCATACCTTCATCTAATATAACCATCCCCACCGGGCAAGCCTTCCCTAACATTGATGCCAACAATAATATTCAAAATGCGTTGCCCAATGCCAATACATATTATTCTAGTGTAATCAATACTGAGGACAATCCTATATTGACCATACAAACTTCTTTCTATGAATACAACGGTGAAGTTGGTATAGAAGGTTCTACTATTGTCGATAATGATTGGTACCCTATTACTACTGCATCCTATTCTAACAACAGCACAACACAGGGCTATGTTGTTCATGGATATCACCCGTATATTAGAATGGTGTTCACAAGCAATACGGGCGCAATAACCAATATCCTAGCAAGATAATATACCAAGAATATTGCTTAATGATACATACTATGCTAAAATCATAGTATGTTATTTGATATCCTAACCATTGTACCGGGCAGAAAAAAACTGTCTCATAGTGGGTGGCATAGCTTCAATGCTATCTGTTGTAATCACCGCGGGCATACTGTTGATAAACGCGGGCGCGGTGGAATCAGACTAGATGGTGACAATTGGTCAATGCATTGTTTCAACTGTGGATTCAAATGCGGATTTACCTTAGGTAAAAGTCTATCTAACAATACTAAACAGTTTATGGCTTGGTGTGGGATAGACCAAGATCAAATTAAAAAATGGAGTCTTGAAAGTTTAAAATATAAAGACTTGTTAAGTTATATACAAGTTAAAAAAAATAAAACTAAGATAAAATTTAAAGATCATGAATTACCCGAAGGTGAAGTCATTGATATAAATAATCCCCTACACAAAAAGTATGTCGATTACCTAACATCTAGGGGGATAAATCATAGTGATTATCCCTTTATGATTACTCCGAACGAGTTAGGTAGAATGGGTAATCGTGTTATAATACCTTATACATACAATAACAAAATAGTAGGTCACACTAGCAGATTTCTAGACAACAAGATACCCAAGTACATCAATGAACAACAACCGGGATATGTGTTCGGTATTGACTTTCAAAAGCCCGACTGGCAAGTATGTATCTTAGTAGAAGGTATCTTTGATGCACTTAGTTTGAATGCGTGTGCATTAACTCACAATACAATCAGTGAAGAACAAGCAACCTTACTGTCATTGTTGAATCGTAGGATAATTTTTGTACCTGATCGTGACAAGACCGGATTGGCAACATGTGATAGAGCATTAGAGCTAGGATATTCTGTTAGCGTCCCTGATTGGGATAGTAGTGTTAAAGATGTGAATGATGCTGTAGTAAAGTACGGTAAACTAATGACACTAATGAGCATTCTACAAAGTGCAACAACAAGTAAAATAAAGATAGAATTAAGGAAGAAACAAATTGGCAAACAAAACGGATTCTAAGAAACAAATCGAATATACACCCGATGTGCAAAAACTGTTTCTAAGAATGATGTTGACCAACGCAGAGTTGTATACTCGTGTTATGAACATCATGAATAGTGAAAACTTTGACAGGTCATTACGACCTGTAGCAGAAATGTACAAGGAACATACTGACAGGTACAAGGTTCTACCGGATCAAACACAAATTCAAGCAATGACTGGTATAGATATTGAACCTATTCCAGAAATGAATGAAGGTCATCAGGACTGGTTCTTGGATGCATTTGAAGCCTTCACTAAGCGACAAGAATTAGAACGTGCTATTCTTAAAGCAGCCGATATGCTTGAAAAAGGTGACTATGGTCCTGTTGAGAAACTAATCAAAGAGGCAGTACAAATCAGTCTACAGAAAGACATGGGTACTGATTACTTTCATGACCCTAAAGGTCGTATCAACAAATATTTCAATGCAGGTGGTCAAGTCAGTACAGGCTGGCCTCAGATGGATAGAATTCTATATGGTGGTATGAGTCGAGGTGAGTTGAACATCTTTGCAGGTGGTTCAGGTTCAGGTAAGTCATTGGTCATGATGAACATTGCATTGAACTGGTTGCAAGCAGGGATGAGTGGTGTTTATATTACATTAGAACTTTCAGAAGAACTTACTAGTTTGCGAACTGATGCTATGTTAACAAGCATGGGTACAAAAGCAATTCGAAAAGACATTGATACAACTGATCTTAAAGTTAAGATGGTTGGCAAAAAGTCTGGTAAATATCGTGTCAAGGGTTTGCCTGCACAAAGCAATGTCAATGACATTAGAGCATACTTAAAAGAAGTACAGATTCAAACAGGTATCAAGATTGACTTTGTTATGGTTGACTACTTAGACTTGGTTATGCCGGTGTCTGTTAAAGTCAATCCCAACGATCAGTTTATTAAAGACAAATATGTTGCAGAAGAATTACGTAACTTAGCTAAAGAACTAGGTATCTTATTAGTAACTGCCTCACAGTTGAACCGATCAGCAGTTGATGAAATTGAATTTGATCACAGTCACATTGCAGGTGGTATTAGTAAAATTAACACAGCAGACAACGTGTTTGGTATCTTTACAAGTCGAAGTATGCGTGAACGTGGTAAGTATCAAATGCAGTGTATGAAGTCTCGTAGTTCAACAGGTGTGGGTCAAAAAATTGACTTAGATTACGATGTTGAAACAATGCGTATTACAGACGAAGATCCTGATGGTTATGCTGAACAACAAGCAAAATACAAGCCAAGTCCTAGCCCTACTGATATTATGAGTCGTCTACGACCACAGTCAACATTAGCTGCCACAGATCCTATCATAGATCAAGCTACAGGGGAAATACTAGAACCCGTAGAAAAGAAGGTTGTGGCTGATGTACAGGGCACAAAACTCAAAGCATTATTGAATTCGCTAAAGAAGTAATAAAGCATAAATACAATTAGGACAAATTTTATGCAAAAGAAAACCCGTTCCCTGTTAGAAGAATTAGAGTCGATCGGTAATAATCGTGACATGACACACGTTATAGAGAGTCGTGCCCACAACATTATTACCAGTGCTATTAATTTGATTGAGTTGATTAACAAACAATATGACAAAGATACGTCTGAGCTACTAGAAAAGAAGCTACTAAGTGCAATCAAGGGGCGTGACCAAGCAAGATTTTCCAAAAGTATAAGGAAAAATCATGAGGCTGAATGATATTAATAAGCGCCAAGTTAGTGAAAAGTTAGAGACTTGGCTCGGCAATTACGGTGCTAGTGCCGCTCGTCAATTAGGAAACAGACTTAAAGGAGACACTGAGGGTGAAATGTCAGTTGCACAAAAGATGGGAAAAGATCGGTTTGTTAATGATTTTATCGCCCGAGCTTATGGTACATTAAACAGTGAGATACAAAGCGGCCGGGTAGATCCTAATCCACCTAAAGTTGAACCTAAGGGTCCTGAAAAGGTTGATCCACAAGCAGCCGCAAAATTAAAAGGCCGTTTAAAAGCAGGACAAGGTTTAGGAAAGAAGACCGGGGCAGGATTTAAAAATTATGTAGGCGGTAGTGGCGAGAGATTTCAAGGAGCAGATGCTACCGGAGCTCCGGTATTTAAGAAAATTCAACGTGAATCTCAATATGATAGATTGAATGCTATTTTTGAAAGTCTATTAACAGAAGCAGAAACAATTAGTCAATTCTTCAAACGTTGGTTACCCGCATACATGAAGCGCATTGACATGTCCGATCCGCATACTCAGGAATTGATTCAAAAGATTCAAGACACATATGCACAGGATAAAGGTAAAGCCGCATTAACTCAGTTAGCTAATGCCGCTTACGCGGCCAGCTATGCTCCCGGATATGGTAGTCAGGACCAGCAAGATCGGCCGGGGCAACAAGGTCCGCAAACAACGGATGCTATGATGAAAGCTATCAGTACTGCGTCATCTGCTAAAGAGCTTGCGGCTGGAATCAGAGCAGCAATGACAAAATTGAACTCATTAGATAAAACAGCATATTCTAGTTTTGTACAAGAATTAGTTAAGGCAGCAAACACCCCTGTTCCTTCTGAACTACCTACTGGTGTTGCACCTACAAATACTGCGGCAAGCGCAGTCCGAGGGAATAAACCCGGCGCTCCCACACCGAATGAATATGCCAATCTAGAGAAGCGAATTCAAAGTCAAATGGGGGCAAAATGAATCTATCAGAATCATTAGGATCGTTGCGTAATATATTGTCTGATATTGACTACGTTGAGCCATTTCCATTATACGAAGACAAGGGTCATTTGGATCACCCTGAGGATTTAATATTTTTAGGTGGAACACAAGGAGCTACTAGAGCAGTTCAATCTATGGTAGACACTGTGCAAAATCCCACAAAAGTTACTATTAAATGGGACGGTTATCCTGCATTAATATTCGGGCGTGATACGCAAGGCCGTTTCAGTATTATGGACAAACATATGTTTAACAAGAAAGACGGTTCAGGTAGAGAAGTTTACAGTCCGGAACAATTTGTAAAATATGATATGGATCGAGGGGTAGATCGTTCGCAATTACATCAACTTATTGCTAACATATGGCCAGGTCTAGAAAAAGCCGACCGTAGTAAGGGTTATTATTGGGGAGACTTGCTATTCAGTGCCCCGTTGCAAGATCAAAATGGCTTGTATAAGTTTAAAGCTAATCCTAACGGCATCGCATACACAGTAGAAACTGACAGTGAAGTTGGACAATTTTTTGACGGAAAAACTGCTGGAATCGTAGTTCATCAATTTATTCCTGCAACAGCAATGACAACCGATGATGCTACTCCATTGGACGGGACTATTGGAAAATTACAAAACAACAGCAACATAGCTATTGTACCTGCTAAAATGCCGATAACTCCTAAATTAAAGTTAAACAACGCCGCGGCTAAAAAAGCAAGTGCAGTAATACAAAAGTACGGACAAGCAGTTGACCAGCTAATGAGCACAGCTCCTCAAGCTAGAAATACGTTCAACGGGCTATTCACTACGTACATTAATAAACGAATTGTACAAGGTAATTTAAATGATTTGTTACAAGGTTTCTATGAGTATGTTGCTAGCAGACCAATGACAGATTCAATGAGAGCAAAGATAGACAATCACTTAGAACAAAACGCAGCCGGAGTTCAGGGTGCATTTGAAATTTGGGTAGCTCTATACAACTTAAAAATGTCTATCGTAGACCAGTTAAACAAGGCAGCAGAATCAAGCCCTGTCAAAGGTTACTTGAACGATGGTACACAAACACAAGAGGGTTTCGTCAGTCACGGATTAAAATTCGTAGATCGTATGGGATTTTCTCGTCAAAATCTCGCCGGAAGATAAGCCAAAACCGATATTTTTTTGTGCTAGGCATAAATACATACATGAATCAGTAAGATTCAAATTTTTTAAAGGATATTTATCATGGCACAATTTACAAGAGTTAACGGTGACTTTCTACCCCTAATCAACTACGATAGCCCAGCGTACACAAACTCTGGCGTCAATGCTTTAACTTCTGCGGCTACAGTTCAGCCTCAAGGTCCTAAGCTAGACTTCTTCACGATTACTTCT